ATGGGAAAACTGATCGATGGGGACGATGGACTGCCTGCCGAAGAAGTGGGAGTCTGGGCTAAGGAGAAGCACGACTACCTCTGCCGCTACATCGACATTTCGCGCAGCACCCGCGCGAAGTATCTTGGCCCCGGCAAGGCGGGCGCGACCTATATCGACCTATTCTGTGGCCCGGGCCGATGCAAGGTGCGGGAGTCCGGCGAGTGGATTGACGGCGGTGTCGTCGCTGCGTGGAAGAAGAGCCAGGAAGGCAACGCGCCGTTCTCGCAGGTCTTCATCGGCGACCTCGACACCCAGCGGCGTCAAGCCGCCGCAACCCGCCTGAGGAATCTGGGCGCACCGGTGGTCGAGATCGACGGTGCCGCAGTCGATGCAGTGAAACAGGTCATCGCCCAGCTAAACGCCTACGGCCTGCATTTTGCGTTTCTCGATCCCTTCGATCTGGCGGCGCTGAACTTCGACATCATCGTCGCCCTGTCAGCGCTCAAGCGCATCGACATGCTGGTTCACATCAGCCAGATGGACTTGCAGCGCAACGTCGTGACCTACGCGACCACCGACAACTCGCCGTTCGACACCTTCGCGCCCGGATGGCGTGAGAAGGTGTCCATCATTCAGGGCCAGCAGGAACTCCGGCAGCAGATCTTCCAGTTCTGGCGCGACAAGGTCGCAGGCCTTGGCGTGTGGCCTTCCACCGACATGCGCTTGCTCACGGGCAGTAATAACCAGCCGCTGTACTGGTTGCTGATGGCGGCCAAGCATTCACTGCCGCACAAGTTCTGGGCCACGGCCTCCAACGTCGAGGGCCAAGGCGCGTTCAATTTCTAGGGTTGTGCCACCGCTTCCGGGTAGTCGTCCCATGTGCGGCCACGGAAGATGCGCCCGTTCGCCTTCTTGTGGCGCTTGACGCCATCCGCACCCCAGCCGCCCCACTGTTTGAAGAAGAATGCCGCGCCAGCGGCTTCGGCCTGCACTTGCACGTTCGCCACCCACTCCTCGCGCATCGGTCGGGCCTTATGACCTGATTCGCCGCCGACGATTACCCAGTGGATGTCGCGCAGGTTGATGCGGCCCAAGTCCTCCAGTAACGGCTCGACCGAGAGGAAGCGGATGTGCGCATCCACCTTGCGCAGATGGTCGATGCGCGGCACGCCGTACTTCTTGTCCTCCACCGACACGCCCAGCCACACGTTCTGCGGGCAGGCCCGCCGCGCGAAATACTCCGGCAGGCGCTCTGCGCGCTTGGTGAGGATTTGGTAGGTGTGCTGCGGCGTGGCCTCGATGATCGAGAACACGCGGTCGAGGAACTTGTCCGGCACGGCCTCGTGGAACAGGTCGCTCATGCTGTTCACGAAGTACGTGGTCGGCTTCTTGCGCAACAACGGTTGCTCCAGCCGGTTCTCATGTACGGTGAGCTTGAACTCGTTTTCGTAGCCGGGCGCGCCCATCGCGTGCAGCCGTCGCGCCATCACTTCGGCGTAACAGTGCTTGCACCCCGGCGAGACTTTGGTGCAGCCGGTGGTCGGATTCCAGGTCTGCTCCGTCCATTCGATGGTCGATTGTGTCGCCATACGGCCTCCTATGTCATTGCGGCGCAGCGCCCGTCGTGCGGGTCTGCGCATGTTCGGACGCGAAGGCGTCTACCAAGCGGGATAGCGCCGAGCGCACCTGTCCCAAGTCCGGGTCTGCCAAGGTCACGCGCACCCGTTCGGCGAGCTGTTCCGCCGACGGGGCCGTCTCGCCTTCCGCTGTATGCACCAGACGCATACAGCGGTTGATGACGCTGATCGGCGGGCTGGCCTTACCCCGTTCGTACTTGCTCACCATCGACTGATCGACCTCCAGCAGGTCGGCGAATTCCTTCTGGCTGCGCCCATTGCGCGCCGCCCGGATGAGTTCTTCAACGCTCTCGAAGGTCACGATCTTGTCATCATAAAATGCATGTAACGCCTATTTTATACTGAATATGCTCCTTGCGCCTAGTTTGGCTCGATCAGCTAGCCGTGGATCGCAGGATCAGGGGCACTTCGGCTTCACGTCGGGCTACGAGGCCCGGCAACATGCGCCCGCCACCGTACACCCAGCGCCGCAGCTCCATCGCGGCAGCGGCCCAGTCCCGCTGGTTAACCCGCCGCCGTAGCGTCGAGGTCTGCAAGCGCCCGCCGCCGAGGTTGAATGTGAAGTCCACGATGGCCGCCAGACGTCCTTCGGGTTCGGTGGCCAGCACCGGGCAGTAGCGCAGCGTGGCGGCCAGCGCCGTGCTCAGGTCGCGGGCGAGATAGGCTCCCGCTTCGTCCTCGGTGATCGGCGGGTGCTGCTTGTCGCACAGGTGCCCGTAGCCAATCGTCCAGAACCCGGCCGGGCAGATGTAGGGATGCGCCCGGCCGGGATCGTTCTTCGGCACGCGGTGGAAGCCCTCGAACCGCTTGGCGAGCGTGATGGCCGCCTGTGGCATCTCGACGCCGCTCACGACTTCACCCGCTCGAACACGCGACCGAGGAACCAGAAGTTCAGCACTCCGGCCCACAGCGCCTGATCGGCGTCCGTCCACGCGGCCTGAATTGCGGCGCTCCATTCGACATCCGCGTCCACCGCGCCGACGAAGGCGGCGGACTTGGCCGCGCAGTAGAGCGCCATGAACCAGTAGGTGATGACCGGGCGCACGCTGCACGACAGCGCATCGACCCAGCGCAGGCCCGACATCCGCCCCTGTGCGCCGACCGCTTCCTTCAGCGCCTCGATGGCTCCGGTATTCCAGGCTGCATCCGCACTCGCGCCGATCTCGGCCATCCGCTGCGCGCCGCGCAGCTTCTCGAATTCCAGCGCCTTGTCCTGCATCGCCAGCTCGTGGCCGCGCTCGTCCTTGCGGTCGAGCCATTTGAGGATTTCGGGCGCGAGACGGAAGGCCCCGCCGAGGAGGCCACCGAGCAAGGTCTCGATCATTGCGAGCCTCCCATCAGCTTGAGCTTGATGGCCGCGCCAACCAGAAGCGCGGCCAGGATGCCGGTGGTGATGACCTTGACGGTCGTCTGCCATGCCGTGCGGCGGGCATCGCGCCACGCATCGAGCAAATCGCGCAGTTCGCGGATGTCCTGCGCAGCGTGGCCGTTTTCCAGACCGAGATGGGACAGCACGCGCTCGGCACCGCGTTCGGCTGCGTGGGCGAGCAGCTCGTCGAAATCTTCCTTGCGCAGCAGGAGCATGTTCTCGACGAGCGCGGGCTTTTCGGAATCGGTCATGGGTAGTCTCCAGAAATGCGAAACCCGCCTCGAGGGCGGGTTTCAGGGGGGCGATAGTGATCAGATGGCGAGGCCTGGGCTCCAGCCTGTGGCCTTGTAGGCCGAGAGCACGCCCTCGTCCTCAATGAAGCAGATCCAGCCGATCTCCGGGGTGTAGAACGACCACGCTCCTTCGACGCGCGCGGCAATCTGCCCGGCCTTTCCGGCCCACGCGCCGGTGGGGCTGGCCGCGACGATGTAGCGGTCGCCGTTCGCCGGCGTGGTCGGCGGTGCTGCCAAAGTGCGCGACTTCGCCGACAACTGCAGCACCGCATCGAGCAGCTTCAGGTTGGCATCCATCCCGGTATTCCACCCCGACTCGCGAGCGGTCCAGCCGTAGTTCACGCCCAGGTTGGGGCCTTGCATTGCAGCCATGTCATTCTCCGTAGGTTGCGCCGTAGAACATGCCGTAGCCCCGGCACTCAGGGATGTCGATCTGCTGGGCCTGCCAGCTGGTGTAGCCCTCGCGTACTGCCTCAACCTTGACGGTCAGTTTCTCGTTCGGACGATTCAGGCCGCTGTCGGAAATCTCAGTGGCCATCGGATAGGTCCAACTTGTGCCCGTCAGTCCCGTTTCGGTGTGCTTGAGCGTGCCGGCCTCGCCGTAGATCTGCACGGTGTAGGTCGTACCCGTCTCCGGACCGATATTCGCTTCACCTTGTGTCACCAGATAGGCGGTCTGCAGCACCCGGCTTCGGTGCGTCCAGCTGACCGTCACCTCCCCGCTGATGTAGCTGAGGCTGTAGTCGAGGTTGTTGACGCGGAACTTGCCGGGCGGATAGGGCCGGATCTGCCGTTTGGCGAAGGTGTAGTTGATCGCCGGTGCCGACGCCTCGGCCAGAACGCCCATCCCGGTAGCTGGCAGCACCTTGGTTTGCACCGTCTCGCCGCTCAGGTACTGGGTCGTGTTGTAGAACTGTCCACCTTCGACGAAGTACAGCCGGGCGCCGGCCGAATGCCTGGCGGGAACGGTGTCCAGTACGCCGCGATCCACCGTCACGGTACCGGCGGCGACATTCACTGCCTTCACCGCGACCAGCTCGCCATCGAGCTGTGCATAGGTGTCGAGCGCCACCAGATCGAGATCGACGCCGTAGAGCACGTTCAGGACCGCCTCAGTTTGCCCGATGTCGTTCGCCAGCACACAGGACGGGATGAAGTCGCCGACGCCGATCTTCTCAAAGGCTGCCGAGCCCTGTCGGGTCAGCACTGCGTAGTTGATCGCCGCTCCCGAGGGGCGCACCGCCGAGACGGACAGGAACCCGCCGTTCGGATCGATCTCGGCCTGGGCGGCGGCCGACTCGCCCGTCATCTCGTGAACAATCGTCCAGTACGGCAGTTCGCTCACCGACACGAAGTTCGCTGCGATCGGCGCTTGCCGGGGATCGACCCAGCCGCTCTCGGCGGGCGCGAGATAAACGGCATCAGGCAGACCGAACACATCCTCGACGCAGGTGATCCGCACCCGACCGTCGGCCAGCGTCCCGTAGCTGATCTGCGCGACCCGAAGGATCAACTGCTCGATCCGCAACTCGGGCCAGGAGAACCTGAACACGTCGCCGATGTTGAGGCCGGCGGCCGTGCGGTTGGCCACCAGCGTGATCTTCGCCAGAGTGGACGACAACTGCCGGAGATCCCGCATCGCAAGGCGTGCGGCCAAGGCGCCGTTGGCCACGCCCTCGTAGCTGACCTTGGCGTCCTTGATTTCCCCCAGGGATCGCTCGATGCCGGCGATGTCCTGTACCGAGATCGACACGCTTTTGTCGGTCGTGCGGTCGTGGTAGGACAGCGTGACCTGATTGATTAGCTCCTCGGGCAAGGTGCGCTCGAACGACTCCAGCCGGATCACGTTGGTCTGGTTCAGTTCCAGCAGCGTCGCCGGATCGTAGTCGTCGCGGGTCAGCTTCAGCGTGAACAGCCCCGTGCGCGGGCTCACGTAGATCGAGCCGTCGATGTGCTGCAGGATGCGCTCGATGAAAGCCTCGATGTCTTGCTGCTGATCCCACAGGATCGACAGGCCGAAATTCTCGGCGTAGAGCGTATCGGCGGCGGCGCGGAACGAGGCGTCGTCGATCTCGGCCGAGCTGTAGCCCCGGCCCCAGGTGCGGTCGGTCAGGCACTCGTAAATGATGTGGGCCGGGTTCATGTCACCGGCAATGGCCGCCTTGTCCGAATACCACTGCGGCGAACCGTCGGATCGCCGGATGATCCGCGTGAGCTCGGCGCTCCACGGCTTGATGTAAGGGTTCATCGCCGACAGTTGCGGCTGACGCAACACCAGCGACACCACTCCCCGGAAGGCCGGTACGGTGGCGCCGAGCTTGGAGGCGAGGTAGTCGTTCTGACCGTCCGAGGCGTTGCCCATCACCAGATCGACGGCACCGACGATGCCGCCCTCGCGGTCGTCACCGCCGAACAGGTCGGGCTGATTGATGGTGAGCTGGCCGCTGGATGTCATCGCCCCCGACCACGCCGTGCGCTCGCCGACCACGATTTTGTTCAGCGAATCGACCGGGCCGTGGCACAGTGCCAAATGCATCCCCGCGTAGTAGCGGTAGCCAACCGTGACGCTCTTGCTGCCTTTGCCGCCGCCGCTCATGTCTTGGCCCCTGATTCGGCCTGCTCGACGTGCTCGGCCAGCCGGATCGCCATCGCATCCCCGGTGGCCCGCAGCCAGTCGGTGCTCACGCCCTGCTGGCGAAAATCATCAAAGGTCACGCCGTCACGCGGAAACCATCGGCGCAGACCGGCGTTGCAGTAGCCGAGCGCCTTGGCATCGAGATGGGTAGCAATGCGGGGTTCGCTCATTTCTTGCCGCCCCCCTTGGTCTTGATCGGCGTTGTCCTCACATCGCCGAACCAGATGCAGTTCGGCTGCTTGATCGTGCGCGTACCGAACAGCACCGGGATCGGGCTGTCGGTCGCGGCGAGCGGTGCATCGACATCGCCGGGCTGCGGCGTGGTGGTCTTGGGTTTCGGGGCGAGCAGCGACGACAGGACCGTCGTGATCACCCACACGATCAGGTATTGCCACATGGGAAAGCCTCAAACGATGGCGTCCCCGGTGAAGGGATTTTTCACCGGGATGTAGGGGAAGCCGCCGTAGTTCAGCTGGTTGCCGAATTTGGCAGAGCAGGTCGCGAGCGTGTGGTCGCAGCCCGGATAGGCCTCGAACGCATCGCCGGCCTTCAGCCCCGGAATTGGCGCCGAAAGGGTCACCGCGCCGCCGGAACTGGCGACGATCATCCGTTGCGCCCCGGCGGCCATCAACCGGCCGCCGACGAACCAGGCAATCGGCTTGGGCAGGAAGACCGAGGCGGTCACCTCCAGCCCCGCCACGCTCTCGACGATGCCGGCCGTCTTGTAGTCGGCCGCGTTGACCTTGCAGCCGCCGTGGTACAGCGGGTGGCGGCAGTTGATCTGGTAGTTCGCCCGCCGTCCCGAGCGCTTGAGCGTCGTGAAGATCGGTTCGCAACGCATCTGCACCGTCACCCCACCGAAAACTACCGACACGACGCGCCCCTTCCACCAAGTGATGAACTCGGCGCCCGGGTCGGTCAGGTGCCGGCGGAAGATGGTGAGCGACAGCACTCCATCGGGCGGCGTCACGATGAAGGACTGCACGACGCCGATGTCCAGCGCCGCCTCCAGGTTCAGCATCGCGCGACCGAATTCCTGCGTCTGCTCAATTTCCGAGCGCCGGATCGGCGCCGGGATGTACTTCTCGGCGTTGTAGGTCACGGGATCTCGCGCCGACGTGTAGCGCCAGACCGTGGTCCCGAGCGCGAATCGGTATAACTCGACCGGCTGGCCGGCGTGCGTGCTGCTCTCTTGGCTCTGATAGGTCATCCGTCGATGCTCCGAATGGGCAGACTTACCCGCGCCACGCGGTCCGTCTCGAAAAAGATCTCCACGGCATCGCTCTCCAGGCGCGCCAGCTCCAGGAAGCAGACGATCTGGAAATCGGACGGCGCACAGGCCACACCAAGCGCGGCGTCGATCCGCATCCGTTCCACCACCCCGTCCACGAACTCGAACGCGGTGATCCTGCGCAGGTACCAGGTGCCGTCGTTGTGCAGGAAGGCGACGTCCTGACGGCCGGGCATCGCCTGGTAGTACGTCGAAAAACCTCGGGCCTGGACCAGGATCTCGGTGGCATCCAGATTGAGGGGCTGCGCTACCTCGAGGCCCCGCTCCCAGGTCGGCACCCAGAATGGCACTTGCCGCCCGGCGCGGCCCGCGAGCCAGCCCCGCATTGCAGTCAAGTCTGCGCGATTCGGCAGCAGAAACTGGTAGCGGCGCACGATGAAGGCGCGATTGGGAATGTCGATCACCGCCGGCGTGCCGGTCTCGTGGTCGAACACGTCGACGAGCCGCTGATAGTCGACGCTGACGTCCTCGACCCGATTCGGGTGCCGCAGCAGCGTGTCGTAGCCTCGGTTCTGGATGGGCGAGCCCGTCGCCGTCACCGTCGAGGCCAGATCCTCCAGCTCGAAGCGCAGCTTCGCCTGGGCAATTGCGGCGGTCGGCCGACTGACCGTCTGCTGAGCATGCAGACGCCCCAGCCGGGCCGGCGCGACCCAGGCACCTGCGGGCCAGTCCCCGAGCGCCGGGCGCTTGAGCGTGATCGTGTCGGCGGTCAGGGACAGGATCTCCAGGGCCTCGGTAGCACCGGCGCTTGAGCCAACGATGGCGAGTCCCTCGGCGTGGTAGTCCAGATCCGTCGTGCTCACGGCCAGCACGCTGTCGCCAGGATAGATCGCGGCTGCGAGCCGCGCCTTGTCCGTCCACACTGGTACCGCATAGACGCGCGACTGCCAGACGTTCATCAAGAGATCGAGCTGGCCCCCATTGCCGTACTCCAGCACATCGAACTCGAACGAGCGCCGGGGATCGGCCCGCAGCCGCACCCGCTGCTCACCACCGTCGCGCATCGTCAGCACGTCGGTGAGCCACTCCAGCCGCTCGGTGAAACCGCCTTGCCAGTCGTGCAACAGACCCATTACCAGCACCCGGCCATAGCTGATCGCCAGATTCCGTGTGCCGCCACTCGAAAAATGCAGCGTCAGCAGCGTGTCGACGAAGCTCGGGCCGTCGAGCGTCGCGGTGACCTCGTAGAAGATGTCCTCCAACGCCCGCATCCTCGCAGGAGGAAAGAAGCCCAGGGACAGACCTTCGGTGTCGCCATCGAGCTGGAAAATCGTGACCGGGTCCAGGAACGCGTTCCAGATCTCGACGCTGCGGGTCGTGGGGATCACGAGGTTGCCGAACTCGATCCGGGAAGGCTGGAGGTAGATGCGGTGGTAGTAGTCGTCCGAGAACGAACCGCAGTGCTCGCCAGTCCGAGCGATCAGGGCTTCGGGCGAAGGTTGACCGCTGGCGATGACGCCCACCGCGCCGACGATGGCGGCGACGGCGGTAGCCGGCGCGTAGTAGTCCGGGCGGCCGAGATCCCACAGGTCGTTCATTCCTGCGGCCGCCGCACCGCCCAGAATGGCCGAGGTGAAAGCGCCGGAGAAATCAGGCATTCACACCACCTTGCGGTAGGCCAGGCCGTAGTCGTAGCTGATCGGCTCCGCCCCGAGCGTGTAGGCCTTGTTCCACAGCGGGAAGATCTTCCACACGTCGGTGCCGAGGGTCAGCTCGTCGCCCGGGTTGAAGTTCGCGATGTTCAGGAAGCGCACGTCGGGAAACTCGCCGAGCAGCGTCCAGGTACCGACGTAGGGGGTGCGATTGACACCCACATAGCACGGCAGCATCGGTGCCAGGCCGTTGTAGCTCTGTGGCGAGCAGTGGTAGGCCAGGTCGTGCGCCAAGGTATGCATCGACACTTGCGTGCTGTACGAGACGTAGCCAGCCCGGCCGTTCACGGTGTTTCCATAGGTCCCGCACCCCATCACGTCCAGGTTGGCCGTGTCCCAGTAGCCGATCGACAGCAGGCGCCAGCCGACCGTCCAGCCATCGATGTCGGCCCGAACGTAAGTGCCGGGGTAGCCGTTCGACGCGAGCGCCGAGCGAGAGGTCCCTTGGGCGTTCGATCCAAACGGGACCATGTGATTTCCAGTGTTGAAGGCGTAGGGTGTGGTCGTGGATGACTCGACGGGACAGCCTGCGCTCAGGTACTGTCCCCCGGAATAGGCGCCGTATTTGTTGATGAAGCCGAAGGACAGGTGGCGGAACCGGCCCGGCGTTTCCTCGATCACCACGTGCACAAAGTCGCCGTTCGCGAACAGGTGGTAGGCATAGAGCGAGGTGGCCAGGGGGCCGACCATCACGAACTTGCGGTTGTTGGTCTGCAGGTTGGCGGCCGTGCCGGCAGCGAAGCCGTCGCACGCCCAGGCTTCCAGGCAGGCGTAGGTGCCACTGACGCCGTTCTTGACGAGCTTCTTGTTGACTGCGAACAGCTGGTAGGACACGCCGTTTTTGGTCAGCACGACCCGGTTCGCGACGAGGCTCGTTTCCGACTGGTTCCTGTACGCATCGGAGCTGCTCACCGAGGAGATCATTGAGGTCGTGCCGGCGTGCGTGGCGCCGCCGTTCGACCCATAGCTCGGAAACGTCAGCGTGAAGGTGTCGGTGGCGTTCGCCGTCCAGCCGTTGGCGACCGCGAAATTCTTGATGGCGGTCAGCAGCGTGTTAATGTCTGCCGACGCGCCGGTGATGTAAGCCATGATCGCCTCGAGCGAGTTCTCAGTTGAGTTGAATCGCGGCAAAGCGCGCCGCATTGGTGGAGGTCGCCGCCTGCACGACGAGATGCGATTTGCCGGCCACGGTCACGGTGTCGCCGGCGGCCACTCCGAAACCGGGCACGGCGAACACCCCCTGGAGCTCGCCCCAGACGGTGAAGGGCATGTTGGTCGTGCAGTTGTAGAGGATGGCCGGCACCAGCGGGCTCGCGCTGCTCGGCAACTGCGTGAGATTGCCCAGGTCGTATCGCCCGGCGCTGTTCTTCCGCGTCTCCAACGACATCGCCCAGGGCCAGGCGCGGCCGGTGTAGGTCGTATCGAAGCGGTTCGTGCCGACCCAGCCGCCCCCCGGCTGCAGGAGCGCCGCGCTGTAGCTGCCGTATTCACCATCGTTGCGCCAGAAAGCGCTGTTGGCGATGTCGAGATCTGAACTCTGGTAGTTGTCGCCGCGCGAGGTGTTGGCGCCGATGAACAGCGGATAGGGGTACTGGGACGGCGTGCCGTAGGGCAGGAAGAAGCCGGCGTAGAGCGCGCCCCAGTAGGCCGAGGATTTCGCCACCACGATGAAGCGCCGGCCGTTGGCGACGAACCAATAGCTGATCGCGCTGTTGAACACCGGCATCCTTGGCACGATGCCCAGTGCGCCGGCGCCAAAGAGCAGACTGCCCGGCTGACCCTCGGGTGTGCTGATCGCTACGGCGCTTTGCCAGGACTGCGAGCCGAGCACCCGGATCGAATAGGCCGGGGCTGCGGCATCGGCAAACAGGGCCAGTTGGACGTAGATCGCATCGCCCGCCGAAGAACCGGGGCCCCGCAGCTCGGTCAGATCCCGTTTCGCGTCAAGCGTGAAGGTGTCGCGGCGCAGCAGCGTCCAGGCTTCGCCCCCAGCGACCAGGGTCGCGTCGGAGGTCAGAAACGTGATCAGCTTGTTGAACAGGTCGACGGCATTGGTTGCGGTGCCAGAAGTCCAGGCCATTTTCAGCGTCCCAGGATGTTGCGAACGGAGGCGGCATTGCGCTGGATGAGGTTCATCACCACGCGCTCGCCTGCGCTGCTGTTGAGGTAGTCGGTCGCCATCGCGGGGTCGATCACATTCACGATGCGGATGTTTTGGTTCGAGGCTGGCTGTGCCGGTGCTTCCGGCACGAGGCCGCCAGCGGCAAAGGCCAAGCGCCCGGCAGAAAGGCGCGGCCCGGCCGACAATCCGTTGATGGCGTCCAGGAAGGACACCCCGAGCCGGCTCACCGCGCGGGCGTTGACCACGTACTCGCCGTGGGACAGGCGCGCTGGAATGGAGTCGCTGGTCGAGGTGCCGGGGCCGGTCACATAGCCCCCGCCGGCAAATCCGAAGAACGAGGAGATCAAGGCGCCCAATCCTCCGGCACTGCCCGATGCGCCGCCCCCCATCAGGCTGCCGAACAAGGCTTCCGCCAGCTTCTGCGAGGCGATGCGGTTGATCGTCTGCAGTACGGATCGACCGAAATCCGCGAATGCGTCCTTCGCCGACTTCGCGCCGCTGCCGATGTCCTGGAACAGTTGGGCAAAGCCATCCTTGACCGCACCGTCGATGGCGACCGCCACGTCATCGACGACCAGCTTCACCTGCGCGATCTCGTTCTTCCAGGCCTGCACCCGCGCCTGCGCCTCCGGGCCGATGGCCGCCGCTGCGGCTTCCAGCTGCGGCAGCAGCGTATCGAGCGCCTGGCCGGTTTCCCGGTGCAACATGAGGATCTGCTGGCGGGCTTGGGATTCCGTCAGGAGCCCCGACTGGCGCTGCAGATTGATCGACTCTTCCGAGGCCCGCATCCGCGAGAGCGCGTCGTTAAATTGGCGCTCGTATTCGGCGAGATCGGCCGCCGCCGCTTTGACGTCGATCAGCCGACCGACGGTGGCCACGCCTTCGGTATTGCCCACGGCACGCAGCCGCTCGATCGGGGTCTGGTACTGCCGCTCGATGGCCGCGCGCCGGTCCTGACTGGTCGCGGCACCCGTGAGATCGAGCAATTCGTCGCGGACCTTGGCCAACTCCTCGCGCAGTTCGCGCTCGGCCTGGGCGGCCTTGCGCGCATTGGCGATCTCGACATCGGCGCGTTTGTGGTTGAGAACGGCGAGATCTGCCTCGAGCTTGGCGACTTCACCCTTGGCCTTGAGACGGATGGGTTCGTCGCGTCCCGATTTTTCCAGGCGCTGCTGTTCCGCGAGTGAGACTTGCAACCGGCGGATTTCGGCATCGATTTCCAGCTGCTCGACCCGCGTCCTGGCGGCGTAGTAGTCCTTGAAGGCAATCAGCCGGTCTTCGAGGGCCGCTTCGAGGGCACGGGCCTGACGATCCAGTCCGTCCTTAAGAACCTTGAGTTCCGCCTCGGCCCGGGCTTCGACGAGGGCGAGCTTGGCGGCCTCGACCGCCTTGTCGGGCGTCGGCTTGGCGGGCTGTTGCGGACGGCCGAAGACGCCGGGCTGGGTCTGCTCGGGACGAATGCGCCCGGCAATGGCCTGCGCGGCTTCCCCGACGTAGTCGCGAGAAAACGCCTCGTGCACGGTTCCCGCCAGTTCGCGGCCGAAGTCGCGTACCTCGCCGAGTTGGCGGGATAACGCGGTGCGCAGCGAGGTCATCGAAAAATCCCCGCTGAAGGCTGCGGCCACGTCTTGGCCCAAGGCTTTCGCCAGTTCCCCAATGTCGGAGAAGGCATGGCGAAAGCGCTCGACCAGAAAGCCCGCCGTGATGCCGACCACGCTGCCGATGGCGTTGAACGCGCCGATAACGCCATTGACCATCGTGCGCACGGCCGTGCCGATGGCGGTCAGTGCATGGATCGTCGCCTCGCGCACGCGGCCCCAGGAGAGATCATTGGCGCCGACCAGCCGCGTCAGTGCATTGACGACCGCGCTGACCTTCTCGACCACCCAATCCCAGGTCGCGGCCAAGATCTGCTTGATCGAAGCCGTTTTGCCGCCAAATTCGATCACCGCATTGCGCGCCGAATACAACGCACCAGCGAGCAACCCCACCGTGGTCACGATGACGCCAATGGGGCCGCCTAGGAGCGCCAGAGCACCGCGCAGCAGGCCGGCCACCCGAGCAAACAGCGACGTGGAGGCCACGGCTTGCGACACCGCGCCTGCAGCGGCGGTGGCTTGCAGCCGGGCCTTCGCCGCATCGGTGACCAGTGCGCTGGTGGCGAGGCCTTGCGCCCGCGCCTGGGCCAGGGCGGCATCGGCCACGCGCACCCGCGCCAGCGCCTCGGCTTCCAGCGTGCGCAGGTTGGCGAGCCGCGCCGCCGCTTCCGCGCGGGCGGCGGCAACGCTGGTCGCAAACGCGCCCGCCATCCGACCGAAGGCGGCGACCAGAACGACACCGGCCAGATCGATCAGCAGTTCGAGATGCTGAGCGACCAGTTGAAGCGCCTGCGCGAGGCCTGCGGTGAGCCCCGAATTGGCATCTCGCTCGCCGAAGGCGCGCTGGAAGGCGTTCTTCAGCCGGGTGAGCGCGCCCGACACCGTATCTGGCAGGCTCGCGTATTCCTCGGCGAGGCGCCCGCGCTGCTTGAGCAAGGCATCGAGCACCGCCTTGGATGTGATCTTGCCTTCTTCGGCGAGCTTTCTCAGGCTCCCCAGCGGCACGCCCATCCCGTCGGCGATGGCCTGCGCCAGACGCGGCGTCTGCTCGATGACTGAGTTGAATTCCTCGCCGCGCAACTGTCCCGAGGCGAAGGCCTGCCCCAACTGCAACAGAGCGCCGGCCGCGGCCTCGCTGGAGGCACCGGAGAGCGACACGGCCTGACCGATGGCATCGGTGGCCGCCAGCACGTCTGCCTGCGAACGCCCCAGCGCCTGCACCGACGGCGCAAGCCGTGCGTAGAGCGTGACGGTTTCGGCGAGCGGCGCGCGGTTGCGCTGAGCGATCTCGAAGAGGGCCGCGTCGGCGCGGTTGAACTCCTCCTGGGAGGTGACCGCGAGCCGGAGTCGGGCCTGTAGGTTCTTGTACTGGTCGGCGACCTCGACCAGTTCGCGCACGCCCAGTCCCACACCGATGGCAGCGCCGATGCGGGACAGGACTTCTCGCACCTGGCCTGCTTCGCTGCGCAGGCGGGAGAGGCTGCCCTGGACGGACTGGAAGGCGCGTCGCGTCTCATCGACGGCGGTGATGAGGATCTGCGCGCGATTATTCGCCATTGCTCAAACCTTCGACATTGCCTTGCGGATAGCCGCCGTCAGGCGGGGAAGATCGACCCGCACCGAACGGGTAAGGTCGAAACGTTTTCTGAGCGTGACGCGCCGTACCAGCACTGCGACAGGAATCTCGTGGCCGCGCTTGATGCGCTTGGCCCCGGTGCGCTCCCGCTCGGCGCTGCGGAAGCGCGCGAGCGGCCGGGCGTTCTCGGCGATGTTCTCGGCCATCAGGATCTGCTGGCCGTTTTTTTCGACGAACCAGGCATTGCCGGATCGCATCAGCGCGTCGATCACCCGGGCAAAGGCCTTGCGTCCGATACGCCGGTGCTGCGGCAGCAGCGGGATCAGCATTCGTCCCCGGATCGTTCCTCCCTGTTCGTGCAGGCCCAGCCAGGGCACCTTCGAGCCGATGTAGAGGGCCGGAAATTCCGTGGTCTTACGGTCGAACACCTTGGCGTGCATCGACCGGAGGAACTTGGGTTTCACGGCGTTGAAGCTGGATCGCATTTCGCCCCGAACCCGCTCGGCCATCTCTTTGCCGAAATCCCGCATCGCGCGGGCGACGGCGGAATGGATCGTTTTGTGGGTATCGGTTTGCCAGGCGTTGAAGCGACGACGATCCAGCAAGCCCTCAGCGACCAGATCGATCTTCATCGCGCATTCCCTGTTGGAGTTCGGCCTGGAGCTGACTGATGCCTTCGCGGTTGCCCTGGGCGGCGGTGGTCATGACCGCGAGCTGGGTGGAGAGCCGTTCGTGCTCGAGACGGCTGTCGGCGGCCAGAAACGCGTTCAGCTGGCCCAGCGTGTAGCCGAGGATGTCCGGGTAGCGGTGGCCATTGCGGATCAGGCGGGCGATGGCGTCGATCCAGCCAGTCTGCCGTTCAGGCTCTGGGCGAGATCGCCGACCTTCGGCGCGACCCGGCGCACGAAAAAATCGGCATTCACCTCGAACACCGTGGCGGCCAGCGTGATCGCGTCGTCGAGCGCCAGCGCGTCTACCCATTCACGCGGGCGTCGGCTGGCCAGGGAGAGCGCAGCCAGCAAGGCGTCGCCGTGCTCGCAGAGCAAAGCCAGCCAGTCCGGATCGCCGGTCAGCTGTTCGGCAAAGGGCCGCACGGCCTTGAGCATCGCGGGCAGCTCGCCGATCACCAGCGGACTGATCGTCAGGCGCTGCCCGGCGATCTCCAGGGATTGGGTTTGCGGGACGAGCACATCGAGATCGGAGGATGTCATGGCGGCTCCTTACAGCAGGACGATGCGGCCGAACTGGCCCAGGTCGCCCGTGGCGGACTTCTGCGTATCGGCCAGCACCTGCCCGGAGAGTTCGAACTTCAGCAACTCCTCGGTGATGATCGACAGCTCCTTGGCCGGGTTGATGGCCACGCGGTACAGATCGATCACCACCTCGCGGTTGCTGTCGGCGGTGTTCAAGCCCTCGAATCGCACCCAGCGCTCGGGCAGCGGCTGGGTAAACAGCGCCGTCGATTGGGCCGCGCCGTAGGCGTAGTCGACCTTGAACGGCTCCACAAAGGGCCCGCCCGTGGTCTTGTCGGTGATCGACAGCGAGCCGTGCTTGGCGTTGAGGCTGTACTGCACGGCCGGCAGCGTCTTGGGGGTGGCCGAGGAGTCCTTGACCACCTCCGACGAGACGTTCTGCTTGGCCAGCAGGTAGAGACTTCCTGCGGTGACTGGGTTGGGCAACGCCTCGCTGGTAACCGTGCCGCTGGTCTGCTCGACAGTCGTGCCGTAGAGCGCGAGCGACAGGCTCACCGCGATCAGTTCCTCCAGCGTGCAGGCGAACTCGCCCTTCTTCGTCTTGATGAGCTGGAGGTCCGTGAGACGCTGGCCGCTCACCGATTCCTGGTGCTCCAGGGTTTCGACCGACAGCGACACCTTGAGCTCGGGCACGTTGCCGACGTAGGCGAGGCCTTGGGGGTTGCCGGCAGCATCGCGGGCACCGACGTAGACGCGCCCCTGTCCGGAGAAGTAAGGCATGGTCAGTCTCCCTTGCGTGCGGTGGTTTGCGGTTTGACGCCCGGCTCATCGGGCGCATCGGCGGGCTTGGCGACACCCTGCTCGATCAGCCAGCGGGCGGTGGCCTCGTCGACGTCGAGGCGCGTGCCGGGGGCGCACTGCACGCCGGCATGGGTGTGGGGTTTGATGAGTTCAACAGTCATGGCAGGTCATCCTTTCTGGGTCAGGTCCAGGGCATGGGTGCGGTAGCGGATCTCGTAGCGGGCCGGCAGCGCGACGGCGCCAGCGTCGGCGTCCTCGGCGTCCCACTCGGCATCGACCTCGTGCAGCAGCAGCGCGAGGCCGCCGAGGCTCGGGTCAGGCATCAGCGCCGCATGGGCGGCCACCATCGTCCGGTCGGCCTGGTCGAAGGCGTCGTCACCGCGTGCCACCACGGTGAGGCGCAGCGTCAGCACCCGGTCGACGAGGTGGTTGGCGTAGCCGGTGATGCGGTCGCCCTCGACGAAGAGCAGCAGCGCGGGGCTCGCGTCGCGGGTGACCGGCACGGTCGGTTGCCGCAGCACCTGAACGGGTGCGACGGCGGCCGACAGGCGTGCCACGACCTCCCGCAAGATGCGCTCGCGGATGGAGTTCATAGGTGGAGTCCTCAAATGCGGGTGAGATCGGCGCGCCGCTCGCTGCCATCACCGATGGCCCGCACGTCGCGCACGCGGTAGTTCGTGCCGCCGATGCTCACGACCTGGCCCATGCCAAGATCGGGCAGAGCCGAGGCGAGGAAGCGCATCGTGTAGTCGGTGGAGAGCGCGAGGCCGTCGAGCACGGTCTCGTCCGGGGCGCGGAAGTCCACCATGACGATCTGCCCGTCGACCTCCGCCTCCACCAGCAGCCCCGCGTTCGCGGCCGCCGCGTACAAGTCCTCGACGCTAACCATCAGACGGTCAGCTTCACCAGCACGCCCGGGCGGTGGCACATGGGCAGCGGGTTCGACTGGGTGTGCAGGTCCGTGCCCCGGTCGAACTTGCGCGGCTCCTGCTTGGCGTACAGCGGCTGGCCGACCGTGTTGACGGTCTCGTTGAAGTCCGCCGGCGCGAAGTAGGTGCCGAAGGTGTCGATGGTGCCCAGCGGGAAGGCGTGCGCCTCACCGGCGGCGATGAAGCGGCGCGCGGTGCCGCTGGCGTCCGTAGCCTGGCCCCGGTACTCCTCGAAGGTGATGCCGCCGTAGGTGAAACCGCGACGGATGTCGTTGATGAGGATGGCCCCGTTCTGCCAGTTCTCGAAGGCCTTCTCGACCTTGGCGTGGCCGGTGAGCGCGGCGAAGAACTCCGGCGAGCACAGGCAGTGGACGCCGTTCATGAACTCGCCCTTGAGGTTTTCCTCGACGGTCGCCAGCACAGTGGCGCACTTGGCCTTGACGTTGGTGGTCGAGGTGCCCAGCTCGAAGGACACCGTCTGCTGCGCGATCTCGAAGGCATCGAACAAGTCGTAGAGCACCGAGCCGTCGGCGTCGAGGATCACGCCCTTGAGCGCGCCGACACGCAGATGCTCCAGTGTGATTGCGTGCTTGTTGCGCATCGTCTCCAGATGGCGCGCAACGACGCCTGCGACCGTCTCGGTTTCGGTTTCCGAACCGAAGGCGCGGATGCCTTGCACTTCCTCGGGCAGCACCACGTCGTCGTGCGGGATGTGCGGCACGACGAAGGAGCGCAGCTTGCGCTTGCCGCGCACGCCGACCGTGCCGGGCGAACCCGGCGGCAGCGTCGGCAGCAGGTTGAGCACGCCGTTCATTTCCTCGACGACGATCTGGCGCTGACGCACGGGCTTCGCCGGCATCAGGTTCAGTTCTTCCAGACGCCCGTAGCGGTTGGGCAGGATGTTGATGGCGGCGGTCAGTGCGGCCATCGAGAACGCGGGATTGCTGAAGGGGTTGTTCATGGTCAGGCTCCTTGACGGACGAGCACACCCAGCGCCTTGAGCTGCGCGACGGCGGTGAGTTTTTCGGCGTTGGTGATGGCCCCGGGCCACGCGAGCGCGTAGTCGGCGACGATGGCGTGGCGCGCAACGATCAGGCCGTCGTCGCGGTCGGCGAGCGACGCGTCGCAGGCTTGCAGCAGCACGCCGGCGGCGACCTGCGTGCCGTCGGTGGCGGACGGGTCGATCTGTGCGACCTTTCCGGTGGCGGTGACGATGCCGACGACCGCGCCCAGCGGGAGGTTCTGGCCGGAAGCGACCGTGACGCGGTCGCGCGAGTAGAGGTTGGGCGCTTCGTACTTGAGCAGGTCGCCCAGATTCAGCGGTTCGGAGAGAACGGGCATTTCAGATCTCCTATTTGGTGCATTGCGCCGCGAGCTGCTTGGCCGCGTCGATCAGCGGATTGCTGGCCGCAGGACGCGCGGCATCGGGCGCGATGCGGCTGACGATTTCGGGGCTGGCCTCAGCCTGCACGGCCAGGAGCTGGCTGCGCACCTTGGCGGGCGAAGCCTGGGCTTCGAGGAAGCCCGCGATCAGGTCGGTGCGACCGGCGAGCGTGCAGGTCTGCGCGATCTCGATGGCGTCGGCCACGCTCAGCGCGGTGGCGGCGGACGGTTGAGAAGGACTGCCAGCAGGATCAGCAAGAGGCCGATCAAGAGCAGCGGGGTCGGATCGTTCATTCATGGAAGACTCCATCGGGTGGTTGCGAAGAAAGCCCGCTTGGCTGGCCGGAGCCACCTGAGTCGGGAGTGGGGAAAGGGATTGCGTGAGCTGGGTGAGCGCGTCGTCGAAACCGCCGACGGCGTCGGCCAATCCGGCGGCGACGGCATCCGGGCCGAAGAACAGACCCGCTTCGGTGGCGCGCACGGCATCCGCGTCGAGGCCGCGATGGCGCGCGACCGTCTCGACGAACAGGTCGTAGACGCGATGCACCTCGGTCCTCAGAACGGCATGCGCTTCGTCGGAGATCGGCTCGTGCGGGTTGAGGTCGTTCTTGCGCTCGCCCGCGAACACGGCGGTGTAGCGAACGCCGTCCTTCGCGTTCTTCACCGACTGATCGACGTGCATCGCGATGACGCCAATCGAACCGGCACCGCCGGTGCGCGCGACGAACACGCGGGTGGCGGCGGACGCCAGCGCGTAGGCCGCCGAGAACGCCATGTCGTTGGCCACGGCCCAGACCGGCTTCAGCTGCGACGCCGCGCGGATGCGGTCCGCCAGATCGAACACGCCGCCGGATTCGCCACCGGGGGAATCGACGTCGAGCAGGATGGCTGCGACGTCGGGACTGGCCAGCGCGGTGTCCAGCTGCGCGGCGATGCCGGTGTAGCTGGCGAGGCCCGATTCGGCCTCGAGGCCAGAGGTACGTCGCACCAGCGTGCCGTGGATCGGGATGACGGCGACTTTGCCGTTGACGGGCGTCGGCGCGCGCGCCGCAGGCGTGTAGCCCACGGGCGCGGCGAGATCGGCGAGGCCGATGCGCGCGCCGAGCACGGAAAGGATGACGTCGAGTTTCGGGCGATGGATCGCCAGCGGCACGCCAAACAGGCGCGCCGCCAGATGAGGCAGCACGGTCATGGGAATCCTTCGAGGAAAGCGGTCAGGCTGTGGAGTCGCCGCCGGTGGCGTCGGGAGCGATGGTGTTGCGGTTGGGTTCCACCCCATCACGCACATTCGCGCCGTCCTTCGACGTGTAGCGAGGGTCGGAATCGAAGATCAGGCCGAGGTCGTCGGCGCGCTTGTTGTCGGCGGCGATCTCGCGGTCGATGTCCTCGGCGTCGTACCCGCTGGCCGAGATGGCTTCCGAGCGGCTCATCAGGCCCGCGCGGATCGCCAGCAGCATGGCCTTGTATTCCTTCTCCGGATCGACCCACTGCCAGCCCTGCGGAATCCACTTCACAGCGAGGTACCGGCGGCGGCGCGCCGGGCCGCCGCGCGCGAAGCCCGGCGCATCGAGCGCACCGGCGAGCACGGCCTGCTTCATCCACGCCGCCCACACCGGGCGGCACATCTGATGCACCAGCACCGAGTGCTGCACCATCTCGCAGCGGCGCCGGAACTCCAGCAGCCCGGCACGGATGGACGAGTAGTTCACGCCGGTCAGATCGCCGGTCAGTTGCTCGTAGGTGATGCCGATGGCGGCGGCGACCGCACGGAACTGCGTGCGCAGGAACTCGGAATACGAGCCGCCGACGTCGGCAGGGTCGGAGAACTTGATATCCTCGCCCGGCTCCAGAATCTGCAGCGTGCCCGGCTCCAGCCCGGCCAGCGCGATGCCGTCGCCGTTGGCCGGGCCTTCGCCCATCAGGTTGTCCTCCGGATTCTGGCGCGTAACGAAGCCCGCAAACATCGCGGCGGTCTTCTTGCGCACCAGCTCGGCATCGTCGTACTGGTCGAGCTCGTTGAGCTTGACCAGCGCGCGCGACAGCCACGGCTCGCCGCGAATCTGGCCGGGACGCAACACGCGGTAGAGGTGAATCACCTCACGCGCGTCCACGCGCACGGTCTCCATCCCGCCTTGGCCCGACATCGGCGCGAGCCGACCATCCTCCGGATGCGAGCGATACAGGTGGTAGGCCACGCGGCGGCCCAGTGCATCGAACTCGATGCCCGAGCGCACCACGTTGCCGGAGGGCAGATCGGTGTTGAGATGGATCGGCAGGTGCTCCGATTCCAGCAACTGGAGCTGTAAGGGCACGGCCAAGCCATCTTCCGGACGGCGCGGACGCAGCCGGATCAGGCATTCGCCGCCTTCAAGCATCGAGCGGCAGGCCAAGGCTTGCAGGCCGTAGAAATCGGTCTGGCCCGCCGCGTCGGCCTCTTCCGTCCAGTCACGCCACAGCGCCTGCACGTCGGCCTTGAACTGTTCGTCGTCCGACAAGCTCTGCGGCTTGATGCCGGTGCCGACGGCGTTGGCGACGAAGGCGTCGAGCGCCGCCTGTGCCCATGCATTGCGGCGCACGAGGTCGCGGCTCTTGATGCGCAGGTCGGTGTGGGTCGCCAGCATCGCGGTGACCGCGCCGGGATTGCCGGGCATCCACGCCAACGCGCGGCGGCCACGGCCAGCGGCTTCATGGACGGGCGATTGGCCGAACAGGCGGCGAACGGTTTGGGAGAACCACGCCATTTCAGAATCCCTTGTCCGTGGTGACGCGGATCTGACGCTTTGTGCTCCGACCGACGCTGCGCGCAAGTTCCGCTTCGACGGTGCGAATGGCGACCTGCAGTTCCTCGACCGAGCGGTACTCGACCGTCTTGTCGCCGAAGCTCACGCGGCGCTCGCCAGTGGCCAGCGCGCGCTTGAGCGCATCGAGTTGGGTGGTGGTGTAGGCCAAAGGTCTTCTCTCATCGGGTCAGCCAGCGGCTCTTGATCACGCGCCGGCTGCCGTTGCGGGTGCCAGAAACAGAAAGGCCACCGCTGTGGGTGGCCTCGTCGGAATGTGTCGATTCGAGCAGTGCCTGATCGTCCGGTGGACGTTCCATGCCGAGTTGCCGCTCCAGTTCGCGCCAGTGGCGTTCCTCGAAGCGATCCAGTCCCGCCGCGGCCGCGGCGGCGCGGGCGTAGACGTAGCAGTCGAGCGCCTCGTTGCGCTCGCGCATCTTTTGCCATTCGCGCACGGGGAAGCCGTTGCGGTCGCGGCGGGTGATCAGTTGCTCGGCGCAGAGTTGCTGGATGAACTCCGCGTCGATCTTGGGCAGGTGGACGAAGCCTACGGGGAACGTCGTGGTGACGCCGTCCTCTCCGACGTTGGCCGCCTTGCGCAGGTTGTTGTAAAGCTCCAGCTTGGCGATGCCGACCGCGACCGAGAACACCTTGATGCCCCGGCGCAGCTTCTTGCCGTCGCGAGTCACATCGACCGACGTCGGCGTGCCAATCAGCGCCGCGCCGCGTGACACGCCCTTGACCGCCATCACCCTTGCGTCGCGGCTGGCGCGCACGAAGGCGTAGGCTTCCTGCGTCGCAAAGCCGGTGTCGAGCGCGAAACGCGCCAGCGGCATCGCCGCGCCCGTGGCATGCGTCCAGGTTTCGCCGAGCATCTCGGCCAGACGCTTCCACACCTGCTCGCGCGCGGTGTCGCCCATCAGCACGCGGTGTTCGACCAGCCACGCCTCCTTGCCGCGCCCGAAGGCCCAAATAGATGCTTCGATGCGATCCTTTTGCACGTCTGCGCCGCCGACCAGCAGCAGGCCGTCCAGCGGCACGCTGCCGATGCGGTACTCCTCGCGGCGCTCGACCAGTCGCTGCCAGTCGGGCGCTTCGCCTTCCTCGACCCAGGTTTCGCCGAGTTCGGTGTTCTTGAAGGTCTTGATCGCTGCCGCCGAGCCGGATTCCTTGCTGACGGCGGCCTCCCACGCGGCGGCGATGTCGCGCCACGCGCGCCAGCCGACCGGCGAATACAGGCTCGACAGGTGAAAGCCCGTCGTCTTGCCCGTGCCTTCGGCCATCGCGCGCCACTCGCCGTGTTCGAGCATCCACGTCTTGTGGTGCTCGGCAATCGCGGTGTCACAGGATTCGCAGATGTACGCCGCCGTCTCCGGCGCGTTCTTGTCCCAGCGCAACTGCTCGAAGCGCAGCCACTGCCTGTGCGAGCAATGCGGGCACGGCACGAAGTAGCGGCGCTGGTCGCTGGCCTCGTACTCGCGCTCGATGGCCGAAGCCCCCGAGATCGTGGGCGTGGAGACGATGAAGATCTTGCGGCGAGCGAAGGTGCGCGTGCGCGCCTCGGCGAGCGAGATCGCATCGCCTTCACCCTCGACGTCCAGCGGATAGCCGTCGACCTCGTCGAGGAAGAGATACCGCACCGGCATCGAGCGCAGGCCGACGGCGCTGTTCGCGCCCGTCATCACCAGCACGCCGCCGCGAAACTCCTTCGCCAGAATCGTGTTGCCCGAGTCGCGCGAGCGCGCCGGAGCGATCAATTCGGCCAGCGCGGACGATTCCTCGATCAGCGGATCGATGCGCTGCTTCGAGTTGCGCTTGGCCATCTCCACAGTCGGCCACACCGCCATCATCGGCCCCGGCGCATGGTGGATCACGTAGCCGATCCAGTTCGACCCCATCTCGGTCGCGCCGAGCTGGGCGGCCTTCATGAACACCACGCGCTCGACCGGCGAGGTCGGCGACAGGCAATCCATGATGGCCTTCAGGTACGGCGTGCGGCTGGTGCGCCAGCGGCCCGGCTCGGCGGACGCCTTGCTGGAAAGCATCCGGTGTCGATCCGACCACTCCGACACGGTGAGCAGTGGATCGGGCGTCAAGCCCTCGCGCCACGCGCGTTCGATTTCGGCGGCGCCTTCGTAATCGACGTCCATCAGTCCCCGATCAATCCACTCTCGGGCGCAGATCGCCCAGTTCCTGCAGGTGCTCACGCACGGCGGCTTCGAGGGCCACGTGCATCGTGTGCGGGTCGACCGCCAGCCGCGCCGCCATCTGCGCCGAGATGCGCGCGGGCCAGTTGAGCCAGGCATCGCGCTCGGCGCGCGCCAACTTGAAGACGTGGGCGATGGCCTGGTTGCGGTCGACCAACTCGCCCTTAAGCTGTGCCAGCCGCACCTTGTTCGTCTGCGCCTTGACCACCTCGTTGACGGTGCGCGCTTGCAGCAGCGACGTGCCGCCGGTGGGCAAGGCGGCCTGACCGTCGCCCACAGGCGCGGTGGTGGCGGTTTCCGGCGGCACGGCGGCCTTGACAGCGCGGGCGCGCGTGCCGGAGCGCGGCGCTTCGGTGTTGCGCGCCCACTCGGCGTCGGCGCGTTGCGGATCAAGGGTTCCGTCCGCCTCCGGCGTGATGCGCCCGGCGGCGATGGCCTTGCGCACTGCTGCGTCGGAGACGCCACGGTGACGCGCGTAGGCGCGAATCGAGATTCCCATCGGCACCTTCAATCATGTCTTCGTCCTTCGTCGAGAAAGAGCTTGGCTTCCATCGGGAACAGCGCGTTCATCACGTCACGCCATCAACCAAGTCGAAAGGACAAACGATGAACAACCCAGCCCCCGACACCCTTGCAGTCAAGCTCGCCGAAGCCGCCATGACGGTCTTGGTGCGCGCCTGCCGCAACGAGGTCGCCGCCGCCAGCAATGCCGACCTCGAAGCCGCATGCGCTTCGATGCGCGGACGAGCCAAGGCGGTCGTCAATCAACTGCTGGATGACGCTCGGGACGCACCCTGGATCGCGGAAACCGCGTTCCATGCCGCCGCCCTTGAACTGGCCGAAGCGGGCATCTCGTCGCTCCGCAGGCGCTGAACCAGGAAGAGCTTGGCTTCACCGGCGAACAGCGCGTTCATCACGATCCCAATCAACCACTGCAAAGGAACTGACCATGAGCACCATCCAACTGACCCCAGCCCAGCACGCCATCCTCGCCAAGGCTATCCACTCCAGCGACGGCAAGATCGAATGGTTCCCCGACAACGTCAAAGGCGGCGCGCGCAAGAAGGTGCTGGAAGGAATGTTCAACCGCGCCCTCATCACGCCCGACGGCGAGGGCTGGCGCATCGCCGCCGAGGGTTACGACGTGCTGGGCATGCCGCGTCCCGGCGTTCAGCAGCCGACGCCCGAGTTCGACGCCCAACTGGAGCAGGACGTCGCCGCCGCCGAAGCCACGTGGAAGCAGGAGGCCAAGACCACGCCGCGCACCCGCGAGAACAGCAAGCAGGCCGAGGTCATCCGGATGCTCAAGCGGCCCGAGGGCGCGACCATCCGCCAGATCTGCGAGGCTACCGGCTGGCAGGCGCACACGGTGCGTGGCACCTTCGCCGGGGCATTCAAGAAGAAGCTCGGCCTGACCATCACCTCGGACAAGCACCAGGGCGGCGAGCGGGTGTACCGGATCGCCTGATCAGAAAGATCGAGAAAGAGGCCAAGCGGCGCTTGGCTTCTCAATCGAACAGCGCGTTACTACGTGCGTCGCAACGATCAGTCCGCAGGAGCCGAAGATGACCAGCAAGCAGCAAATCCCCGCCACCCAGAATGATGCCTGGGGCTTTTGGGGCACGATGAACGAGAACGCCGCCGCAGCCTGGCCGACGGCGATGATCGCGATCTCGGATACCACGCACCAGCCCCTCGACTCAGTCCGGGCCTTCCTCGACAGCCGGCACGGACGCCACTTCGCGGACGATGTCCTGAACCAGATGCATGCCGGTCGCGCTCTGGCGGACGCGATCCACGCCGCCACCGAGCAGTGGATGGGCTGGAAGATCGGACGCCAGACCAGCAAAGACTACGGCATCCCGCGCGGCCTGCCTTACCTGACGGGCTTCGTGATTCACTGCGAGATCGTCGAAGAAGAACTCGCCGCCTGAGGAAAGCGACATGGCCGCAGTCACCACCAACCTGACCATCGAAGCCAACTACGACGAGTTCGTCGCCGAATTGACCGCGCTCACCCGCAAGTACGGGGTGGCGATCCAGTCAGTCGGCGGCGTCATCCTTGCCGACCACGCCGACGAATTCCGCAACGTCACTTACGTTGCCGATATCAGCAGCGGCGACCTCTACCCGAGTTTCCCCGAGTCCTGACAGCTCGTCGAACGCCACCCCATCGGATTCGCGGGTGGCTTGCTCTCCGGTCCAGTCCTGCCAGCGGCGCACGATCACATCGACGTACTTCGGGTCGAGCTCGATCAGCCGCGCCAGCCGTCCCGATTTTTCGGCGGCGATCAGCGTCGTGCCGGAGCCGCCGAAGGGATCGAGCACCACGTTGCCGGGGCGGCTCGAATTTCGGATCGCGCGCTCGACCAGCTCCACCGGCTTCATCGTCGGGTGCAGGTCGTTCTTCTGCGGCTTCTTGATGCTCCACACGTCGCCCTGATCGCGGTCGCCGCACCAGTGGCGTTGTGCGCCCTCCGGCCACCCATACAAAATCGGCTCGTACTGCCGCTGGTAGTCGGCGCGGCCCAGAGTGAAGGTGTTCTTGGCCCAGATGATGAACGTCGACCACTTGCCACCGGCAGCGCGAAAGGCGGCTTGCAACACATCCAGTTCGCTGGACGACATCGCCACGTAGATGCCACCCCGGCAATGCGCGATGGTCGGCGTCAGCGCCGCCAGCAGAAAGTCGTAGAAGCCATCGCCGAGGTTGTCGTTCAGGATCGCGCGATCCTTGCCGCGCATCTTGTCCTTGGCGCTGTTGGCGTAGTTCACGTTGTAGGGCGGATCGGTGAACACCATGCCCACCGGCTCGCCGTCGAGCAAGGTGCGGTAGCTGGTGGCCACGGTGGCGTCGCCGCACAGCAGTCGATGGCCGCCGAGTAGCCAGACGTCGCCCGGGCGCGAGACCGGCGTCTCGCTAACCTCGGGCACCGCATCGTCATCGGTTTCGCCTTGGCCATCCGGTTCATCGCCCGCCAGCAATTCAACCAGCGCATCGGCGTCGAAGCCGGTCAGATCGAGGTCGAAGCCTTCGTCCTGTAAGGCTTCCAGCTCGACGCGCAGCAGTTCATCGTCCCACCCGGCGTTCTCGGCGATGCGGTTGTCCGCGATCACCAGCGCGCGGCGCTGTGTCGGCGTCAGATGATCGAGCACGACCACCGGCACCATTTCGAGGCCGAGTTTCTGCGCGGCGGCGAGCCGCCCATGACCGGCGACGATCACGCCGTCGCTGCCCGCGAGGATGGGGTTGGTGAAGCCAAACTCGGCGATGCTGGCGGCGATCTGCGCCACCTGCGCGTCGCTGTGTGTGCGCGCATTGCGGGCATAGGGCACGAGCTTGGCGGTCGGCCACTGCTCAATCTTGTCGGCGAGCCACGAGTTGGTCATGCCGCAACCTCCTCGATGCGCTCGCCCTCGACCTCGTCGAAGGTCTGACCCGTGGCCAGCAGCGTGACGGCGACTTCGGGATGGATCTGCCGGAAGCGCCGGATGGTGACATCGACATACTCCGGCGCGATCTCGACCGAGCGGCAGACGCGCCCGGTGAGCTGCGCGGCCAGCATCGTACTGCCGCTGCCGCCGAACGGCTCGAACACCAGATCGCCGATGTTGCTGTACGCCTCGATGACGAACTGCGGCAGCGCCACCGGGAACACGGCGGGATGGTCGATGTCTTCGCCGATCTTGCCCTTGTGGCGCATCACCCGGATGACCGAATCGGGGATGCGCATGTCCTGCGTCGGCTGGCCCGCATGTGTCCAGCCGTTGACCTCGCCATCCTTGCCGCGCATCGCCGTGGACGAGCCATCGGCGCGCAGGTGCGTTTCCTGCCCGGCGAACTTGCAGGGCACGATCTTGTTGGGTTTGCGGCTGGCGCGATTGAAATGGAACACGAACTCGAAGCTGGGTGCGAAGCGGCCCGCCCAGTCGCCGGGCATCCCCGGCCCCTGATCCCAGACGTACCAGCCGAAGCGCCGCCAACCCTTCGTCCGCATCCAGCCGAGCCACGCCTCCCAATACGGGACGAACTCGTTGTCGCGGTGGATCAGGCCGAGGTTGACCAGCACCTGGCCGTCGCCCGCCATCGGCAGTTGCGCGAACACGCCGCGCATCAGCGCATCCCAATTGGCGATGCCACCGGTGGTGTAGTCGCGCTGATTGCCGTAGGGCGGCGAAGTGAAGCACAGCGCGGCTTGCTCGCCCGCCATCAACGCGGCGACCACTTCGGCATCGGCGGCGTCGCCGCAGATTAGGCGATGCGCGCCGATGGCCCAGACGTCGCCCACGCGGGACACCGGCGTGGCCGGAGCTTCGGGCACGTCGTCGGCGTCGTCCGATGATTCGTCGTCATGCTCGTCGCTCTCTGATTCCCCCGTGCTGGCCAACAGATCTTGCAGGTCGGCGTCCTCGAAGCCGGTGAGCGCCAGTTCGTATCCGGCCTCGGACAACTCGGCCAGTTCCAGCGCCAGCATTTCCTCGTCCCAGCCCGCGTCCAGCGCCAGCCGGTTGTCGGCGATGACGTAGGCGCGCTTCTGCGCCGTGCTCAGGTGTGCCAGTTCGATCACCGGCACATCGGTCAATCCGAGCTTGCGCGCGGCGGCTAGACGCCCGTGGCCCGCGATGATGCCGCTGCCGCCATCGACCAAGATCGGGTTCGTCCAGCCGTACTCGACGATGCTGGCCGCGATCTTGGCGATCTGCGCCTCGGTGTGCGTGCGCGGGTTGCGGGCGTAGGGGATCAGCGTCTCGACCTTGCGGTACTCGACGTTCAAAGGATTCAAGGGTGTGGGTTCCGGAAAAACGAAACCCGCCGATGGACGATGCCGTGGGCGGGTTGGAGTGTGAAGTGCGAACTGGACGGGGTGCGAACCTGCGAACCGTGCGAACCTCAGTTCGCACCCTGACGCTAGAAAAGCGCCGCGCTCGCGCCCCCCGCATTGCGATTTCGGCAGGAAGGACCCCTTTTGCCTCGGGCCGCTCGCCGCGCCGTCACCGCTGTCCAGAAGATAGCTGAAATACTACCCCCGGATCGGCGAATCTGTTGCAGGGTCAAAAACCGCTCACTGCCGCCGATGCCCGCGCATTGCCGACCGCGCGCGCCAAATCACGCCAAATCACTACACCGTGACGACACCATTGAGCTGGTCGGCGACCGTCTGCAAGGCGCGCTGCCAGCGCCGCCATGCCGTCGTGCGGTCGCAGGCGAAGCGGATGGTGATGTCGCGCCAGCCGTAGCGCTTGGCGCGCATCCACACGAGGTGGCGCTGCTCGACCTCCAGCCACTGCACCCACTTCATCGTCTCCAGCATCCGATCGATGGCGTCCGGGCTGGGCGGGAACGGTCGATAGACTGTCTCGTCAGCCGCGAAGGCTTCCCACTCCTTGCGCACGATGATCGGCCAGGTGTTGAAGTAGCCCTGCACGCGCACGGGCGGCAGGCGTCGTCCGGTACTGGCCGCCTCCTCGAAGCGTGCGGCCACGTCGTCGATTGTCCAACTGCGGGAATCAGCCATGACGTGCGCCTCCCTGTCCGTAGAGGCGTTCGCCGATGCGCCGGACGAACTCGCGCTCGATGAAGTCCAAGCGTTCGTCGGCGGCGTTGACGACGAGGATGTGCTGGTCGCGCCAGCCGCGTTGCTTCATCGCTTCGAGGTCGGTGGTCTCGGGCTGGAGGCGGCCCAAGGGGCAGCGATAGGTGGGCGTCGGAGTCTTCATCTCACGCCTCCTGTTCGAGATCGTGCTGTGCGATGGCCCAATGCAGCAACGCCAGCGCGTCGGCTTCGTTGTCGTCGGATGGCGAGTAGCCGCGTGCGCTCATGGCCGCGATCACCTCGTCCTTGCCCGCGTTGCCCTTGCCGGTGGCGTGCTTCTTGATCGTGCCGACCGGCACGCCCTGGTAGGGAATCTGGTGGTGCTCGCACCACGCGGTGAGCGTGGCTAGGAAGCCGCCGTAGGCATGCGCCGCGTCGGTCGAAACGTGGCGGCGTACCTCCTCGAAGTGCAGCGTGTCGATGCCGCCGGTCACGGCCTTAAGTTCCGTGAGCCAACGCTTGAAGCGCAGGAAGCGCATGCCGCCGCCTTCGAAGCGTTGCGGCCGGAAGCTCTCGCTGCCGCTGGTGATGTTGCCGTCGCTGCCGCGCAGCGCCCAGCCGGTGGTAGTGCCCAAGTCAAGGGCGAGGATGGTCGTGGTCATGGTTGCAGTCCTTGTTTCGGTTCGGACTGACGGATCGGACGGGTCACATCGAAACTCCCCATGAGGTGCGTGTGCGCGCACGCGCGCGTAGGAGTTACGACGTAGTCCGTCAAATCCGTCAGTCGGGTGTGTCGGCATGGCGGTCAGTTGTCGGCATAAGGGGTGTAAGCGGGCGTGGGCGGATGCTTGAGGCCGACACCACGGAAGCCGCGTAGACCCGCCGTGTTGCGCCACTTCTCGACACCACGGGTGATGAGCAGATCGGAGAACCGCTTCTGCGAGCCGATGAACTCGCCGGCGGAGTCGGCCCACTGCTTCCAGTCGTTGAACAGTTCGGCGGTCAGCGACTTCGCGTTTGCTTCGCGCACGCAGCGTTCGTCGAGCCAGCGGCCCAGCGCGTCCTCGGCCTCGAAATATTCCTCGGTCGCTTCGAGCACCTGCTGCGGCGGATCGAGCCGACCCAGACGCTGCCAGTCGAGACAGCCCTGAACCGCCCACGCCAGGATGCCGTCGCGCTCGGCCAGGAGCTTCTGCTGGAGATGCTTGTCGCGGCGCTCGGGCGGCACGGTGATCGTGAACGGGATCAGGTGCAGCCGCCGCTTCATCGCTTCGTCGATGTTGCGGATGGCGGGCTTGTGGTTGCCCGCCACGACCAGCTTGAACTGCGGGAAGAACTCGAAGAAGTCCTGACGCATGAAGCGCGCGGAGATCTTGTCGCCGCCGGTGAGGTTCTTGACCTTGGATTCGGCCCAGCGTCGCCCTTGCTCGGTTTCGATGGCGGACACGAAGCGCGCGCCGCGCAGGCCCGCCATGTCGGTGGGATGCCGGTCGGTACGCGTTTCCATGAAGGTGTCCATCGGCGCGTTGGTCGCGTAGTCACCGAGGATCGTGGCTAGCGTGTTGACGAACACTGACTTGCCGTTCGCGCCCGTGCCGTACAGGAAAAACAGCGCGTGCTCCTGAGTCGAGCCGGTGAGCGTGTAGCCCGCCATCCGTTGCAGGTAGGCTTGCAGCTCGGTGTCGCCGCCGGTGATTTCGACGAGGAACTGCCGCCAGATCGGGCAGTCGCCACCCGGCGTGGCCGTGGTGATCTTGGTCATCCTGTCGGCGCGGTCGTGCGCACGCTGCCGGCCGGTCTTGAGATCGACCACGCCGCCGGGCGTGTTGAGCAGCCACGGATCGGCGTCCCATTCGGCGGTGGTGGCCGCGTGCCTGCGATCCGCGCGCGCCAGCCGTTCGACGCCGCCGACCGTGCCCGAGCTGGCCAGCTTGGCGGCGATCTTGGGGTTGTCGGCGTGGACGGCGGCGTGACGGCAGACGCTGCGGATCAGGTCGGTGGCCGCGAGCGTGTCCTCGGTGCGCCAGCGATGCCCATCCCACACCAGCCAGCGGCCCCACGCGGCGACGTAGCGCCAGTCTCGGTGGTAGCGCCGGGTGAAGGCCAGCGCCAGCGCGTCCTCCGTGCCCCAGACCGATTCGTCGGTGCTGACGACCGGCTCGGCGTCGTCGGCGACGTCGTGCATCTGGAGACGCGGGCCGTGGGTGAGGAAGGCCGCGACGTCGAAGCCCTCCATCACGGCGTCCGCCGCGTCCCAGCCGTCCGCAGCTTCCTCGGGCGGGTACAAAATGTGGCAGGTCTTCGCGCCCGCCGACAGGATGGCCTGCGCCGCCTGCGTCGCGTACTCCCAGCCCGGTTTGTCGCGGTCGGGCCAGATCAGCACGGCCTTGCCCGCCAGTGGCGACCAGTCGGTCTTCTCGACCGGCGCGTTCGCGCCGTGCATCGCCGTGGTCGCAACGATGCCTGCGTCGATCAGCGCCTGCGCGCATTTCTCGCCCTCGACCAGCACCACTAGCGATGCGCTGGTCATGCCCGGCTGGTTGTAGATCGGGCGCGGATCGGGCGGAGCCATCTTGCGACGGCGCGCGTCCCACGGGCGGAACTCCTTCTTGCGGCCGGGCGGGTCGTAGCGGTAGACGACTGCGATCAGCTTGCCGGAGGCGTCGAGGTAGTCCCACTTCGCGGTGGCCGGGCCGAGGTCGTCGACGGGTGCTTCCTTCTTCGATTTGCGCGCCGGTGTCGCCGGAGCGCGTCCGAGCAGTTCGGTCGCCGCGTCGAGCACGCACGGGAAATCGGCGTGGGCACCGATGCCGATGTGCGCGGCGATCAGCGTGAAGATGTCGCCGCCGTCGCCCGTGGCGCGATCCGTCCACAGGCCCGCCTTGTCGCCGTCGAGTACGATCTCCAGGCTGTCACCCGGACTGCCGAGTACGTCGCCGGTGAGGAACTTGCCGCTGCGCTTTCTGCCTGCGGGGAACAGCGCGGCCAGCACCGATTCCAGACGCGCGAGCAGTTCGGCGCGGATCGCTTCGCGTTCGGCGTCGAGGTCACGAGGAGCAGGGGTTTGCGTGTCGTTGAAATCAAGCATCCGCGGCCTCCTCACCGGAGGGCTGCTGCGCGACGATCCACGCTTCCAGTTCGTTGGGCTTGAAGCGGACGAGCTTGCCGACGCGGTAGTGCGGGATGCGGCGCTGCTGGCGCTCCTTGGCTTGCGACAGCCAGTAGGTCGGCAGGTTGAACATCAGCGCAGCTTGGCGTGCGTCGATCAGTTGTTCGCCAAGCACCTGATTCAAAGGTGTGTGGTTCATGTCGGCGTCCTCCAGCAGCGGTCTTGCCACGCGCACATGCGGCATTCGAAATGGGTGGGATCGTTGAAGCCGCGCGGCAGCAGCTCACCGACCTCGGTCGCGGAAATGACCTTGACAGCGCGGTCGGTCATGCGCTGCGCGAGCGCGGCGTCGAAGGGCACCAGCTCGACGTAGATCTCCATCGAGTCGGCATTGATCGCGGTGAAGAGCGCCGGGTGTTCGTGCAGTTGCAGATGCGCCTGATACAGCGCGACCTGCGCCGCGTACACCGGCTTGGCCACCGCGAGGCCTTTCGATTCCAGCTCGCGCCAGGACTTCGCGCCGAGGCACTTGTTCTCCCACAGCGCGGGGTAGCGGAAGCCTTCCGGCCCGGCGACGATGACGCCGTCGACGTGCCCGCGCAGCCGACCATGCGCGTCGGAGAAACCGAACTGCTCGCCGTCGGACATGCGCGTGCGCAGATCGAAACCCGCATCGCGCAGCCACGCGACCATGCAGTCCTCCATGACGTGGCCACGTTCGAAGATGCGCAGCATCCGACCCTCGGCGTCGCGCCCGTGATCGACCGGAGCCTTGGCGTACTCGAACTGCAAGGCGCGCTCGCAGGCTGCGCCCAGACGCGATGCGCCGAGATAGTCGCGCGCGGGCTGCTGCGCGCGGACGCGTTGCATTCCGGCATCGACCAGTGCCATGACCTGGCCCGAGATGCTCGATGAGGAATTGAAGTCGATCATGGCTTCCTCCCTTTCGGTTCTTCCCAGGGAAGGTCGTCTTCCAGATCGGCGAACGGGTTCGCCAGCGGATCGGGTGTCGGAGCCATGCCGCGCACGGGCGGGAACTTGGTCGCCTCGTGGTGCTCGACCATCGCTTCCGTGTAGCAGGTGACGATGGCGTCGATGACGCGCATGGCCTCGGCTTCGGCATACTCGCCAAGCGGCTTCTGGAAACCGATCTCCCCCGCCGCCTCGCCGAAGGCCTTCAGGCACTTCTTCATCGCGGCCAGTTCGACATCAGACGGATCGATCATGGCGACCTCCGATTCGTCGATGCATCCTTCCTTCACGCGCGTCCAATTGCCGTAGAGCATGTGGAACGCGTCCTGGCAGCGGCGCGAGCAGAAGACCCAGTCGATGGGGTAGCGGCGCGGATCGGCGGTCTTGAATCGGCCATCGAAATGGCCGTAGCCGCGCGCCTGTCGTTTGCAGACCCAGCATTTCATCGGCCTCCCTCACTGCGCCCAAGCGGGCTTGCCGGTCACCGGCGCGCGTTGCGGCGCAGGCGTGGCGGTGGCGGCGTAGGGCGGCGCGGCTTGCGCCGGAGCACCCGAGGTGCCGCCACCGGTCTTGGCCTTGGGCGGCACGCCCATGAGCTTGGCGTACTCGGGGTGGTCGGGTTCGACCGCGAGCTTGACGACGTTGCGATCCAGACCCTTGGCGTCCTTCTCGACGTCCACGCGGGCGAGGAACTCGATGCCGTCCAGTTCGTGGAAGCCCTGGATGCGGCGCGCGGCGGCGGCTAGCGGGCTGTTGTCCTGCGGATGGACGTTGCGCGCGCTGTTGAGCACGGCGCGGATGAAGCTGCGCCCCATCTGGCCCCAGGTCGGGCCCTTCTTCGAGTGCAGGCCGATGTTCGACCACATCTTGCGTTTGGCATGCTCACCGCCGGTGACGACGAACTCGGCGGCGATATAGATCGCGCCGGTTTCGAAGGATTCGGTGGCGTAGCCGCCGACCCAGCCTTGTGCCGGATCGTCGTGACCACCGGGCTTGATGGTCATGCGCACCGGCACCAGCGTGCCCTTGGGGATGAGGTCGAAGCCCTGTTGCTGTTCGGCGTCGTTGAAGTCGTTCCAGTTCTGCGTGGTCATGGCGATTACTCCTGAGATTCGTGGGATGCGGGAATGGCGGAATGGGCGGCGGCGCTGGCGGGCACGGCTGCGCCCGCGCACTTGGCGATCAGTGCGTTCAAGTCCGGCGGTTCGAGCAGGTCGAGACGACCGCTGCGGTCTTTGGCCGGGTAGCCGAATGGATTGACGGTATGGGTGACGAAGGCGCGGTAGGCGCTGCCGTCCTCGGCCTTGATCTCGGCCAGCGTCACGACCTCGTCGACGATGCCGGGCAGTTCGAGGCTGGTCTTGCTGCCCTCGATCTGCGGCACGAAGACCTTGCGGTTGTAGTCGTCGAGCCGTTCGTCGAGGATGGCGACGAACACCACGTTCTTGCCGCGCGCGTGTTGCAGGTGGGTCAAGGCGCTGACCATTTCCTGCCCGAGCAGGCCGTAGGCACCGCGCATGTCCGGCTTGCCGGTGCGGTCGCTGGTGGCACCCGGTTGCGTCTTGCACCACGCGAAGCACTGGCGCGAGAGCTGCGTGATCGAGTCGAGGAAGAAGGTGTGGTAGCGGTCGAGCTGCGCCGGATCGCCGAACTTCTCGACGACGTGGTCGTAGTGCGCCTGCGAGAACGCGGCGTCCGGCGGCAGCGACTTGTCGGGCCCGGCGAGGAAGACGAAGAAATCGCGCGACTCCGGCCACGATGCCGGACGGATGGTGTCGCCCGGCCAGTCGGCCACGGCCAGGTCGCCCGCCTCGATGTCGAGGAACAATGTGGTGGCCGGATCGAGGTCTTTGAGCCGGGTGGTCTTGCCGATGCCGGATTTGCCGAGCATCAGCAGCTTCACGCCCTTGCGCTCGGCCATGCGCTGCTGCGCGGAGATGATCGGGAGGGACATCACGCCACCTCCTTCAACTCTTCGGCGACGGCGGGATTCCAGAGGATCTGGTAGCCGCTGTGGCCGTTGCGCGAGTACGGCATGGCTTCGGCCCACGCTTCACCGGCCTCGGTCAGTTCCCATTCGTCGCGGTCGTTGCGGAACTGGAGGCCGCCCGCCGCCAGCAACTGGTTCGTGGCCTTGGCCGAGCGGTTCAGCAGCTTGCCGAGCTGGGTGGCGTTGAGCGAGCAGATCGGCTCGTTGGCAGCGGGCAACGCGCGGCGCAGGGTTTCGACGGCGAGACCCGTGTTCTCCTGAATGCAGGTCAGCGTCGCCGCCGCCGCGATGCCCGGTTTCACGCCCGGCACCTTCGCCACGGCCTCGCCGATCAGCAGGATCGCGGACACGCGGTCGTGGGTCGGCGCGGACAAGGTCGCCAGCGCGCCGGGCACGGTGTAGCCGCCGGTCTTGCGGATTGCAGGCAGCACCTCGCTGGTCACCCAGCGTTTGAAGCGCTTTGCGGCATCCTTCGTGCTGCCGAGGATCAGGGCGTATAGGCCCGATTCGTTGACGTGGTTGGCGCGCTGCGTTCGTCCGAGGTTGTCGATGACCTCCAATTTCTGGAGGTCATCGGCATCGACGTGGGATTTGATCGCCTGAGACGGATTGCCCATCTCCAACGCGTCGCAGACATCGCTGGCGTTGAACCACGGCAGGCCGAGGTCGTCGACCTGCACTCGCACCGCGTGCGCCTCGAACTGGAAGGGGATGATCGCGCTCATGATCAGCCCTCCCACGCGACGTCGGCGATGCGATCGGCCCCACGCGCGGCGCGCTTGCGCACTTCGGTGTGGAGTTCTTCCAGTGCGGTGCGGCGGCGGCCGAGCGCCAGGGCTTTGGCATTCGCGGTCTGGATGGCGAAGGCCAGCTCGTCCACCGTGGCGGCGTCGAGCGCCACGACGACGTCGTGACCATCGGCACCGCGATAGCGGATGTCGTCGGGAAGGTGTTCGCCGTAGATGGACGGCAACTGCTTGCGCAGCGAAGCGATGAGGCTGGTGCTCATGGTCAGTGCTCCGAATCGAGGGAAAGAGTGAAAGACGGCTTGCCCGGCTCGACCGTGCGAGCAGCGGCGAACTCCTGCTGGAGCGTCGGCGGCCAGTTGGTGAAGCGCGATTCGGAAACCGCGAGCTTCACATCAATGAAGTGCTCGACCTTGTCGCCGGCGGCCACGATGTGGGCGGCGATGTCGCCGAGCTTCTTCTGATCCCAACTGACCTTCTTGGGCAGTTCGAACTTGATGTGCAGCGGGCCGTCGTCGAGGTGCGCGGTGCCGAAGTCGCGGCCGGACTCGCGCAGCGCCGCGCGGGCCTGCTCGCCGTAGGCGGCATCGAGCGCTGCATCGAACTTGGCGCGCGCCTTCTTCAACCAGTCGAGGGCTTCGTCGAGGTTCTTGTCGATCTCGGCCTTCTGCGCGGCGGGCAGCGCCGCCAACTGGCTGACGGACATCGCGGCGATGTCGGCAGGAAAGAGGGTGATGTCGTTCATGGCATCGCTCCTCAGACCGTCGCGCGTTCGGACGTCGAGTCGTGCAGCGCCTGGCGCTCGAACTCGATGACCGCGTCCACGGGATAGCCGACGCGCTTGGACAACTTCAGGTAGCGCGGGCCGCGACCTTCGCTGCGCCAGCGTTGCAGGGTCTTGGGGCTGAGGCCCCACCGCTGGGCCAGTTCGTTTTCGTTGAGCACCCGGCGGTCGCCGGGCGAGAGGCTGTTGATCGCCTGCTGCGGCGACCGGGGAATGGTGCTGGTTGGTGTCTGCATGGAATGCTCCTGTGACGTTGTTGAGGAACAGGTGTCATTCCAAACTTCGGGTGGCGAACCTTTAAGGGACGCAATGGCGAACCAGGCGGGAACTTCTGGTTCGCCAATGCGCCAGCGCCAAAGCGCAGACGGCGAGCACATGGCTCGCCGTCATCGGGAACATCGGGGGCGTGGATTCAGGGGGCGTGGAAGCCCAGCAGCCGACGCTGTTCAGCCCAGTCGCGTGGCAGCAAGTCTTGGCGGCCGCGCAGCGTGTGCAGGTTCAGATGCCGAGGCTGACGGCCCTCGAAGATCGCCTCGACGATGCCCGGGGCCAGCATGGTCATGCGCATCACCTCGGCCGCCCAGCCTGGCTCCAGTTTCAGCGCGCGCGCCAGATCGGCGGTCGTCGCATAGACGCCTTCGTCGATCAACCGCTTCCAGTAGAACGCCTTGCCGAGCGTCTTGATCATCGGCACGTCGAAGCCAGCCGTCGCAGTGGCGGCATCGGGCGCGGGCGGGATCAGCAGCTTGCGGTTCTGGCGGCGCTTGATCGTTAGCGGTACCAGCGTGACGCGCTGGCCATCGCTGACGTAGCTGCGGGCATCGGTTCCGACCTCGATGCGGACGGTGCGCTTGCGCGGGTTCGTCGTGGTGCTCATGCCAGTGCTTTCTCGGCCTGTTCGCTGGACTCCTCGACCAGCGGATGCGCGCCGATGTCGGCACCGAAGCCGATCCAGCCATCTTCGCGCCAGACGATGTCCAGCCCGTGCCCGTGCAGTTGCACCCGCTCGATCAGCAGCCGCGTGATGCGTTGCTGCTCGGCGGGGAACAGCTGCGCCCACACGTCGCCGATGCGCTGCATCGCCACCACCACCTGCGCTTCGTCGAGCGTGCTACCTGCGGGATGGCGCTGGCAGGCGCGCCAGACCGCGATCAGCATCTGCGGAGCCGACAGTGCCGCGTGGATTTGCGCCAGCACCGCGTTCTCGATCTCGGCGGCGGGGAGATGGCCCACGTCCGGCGTACCAGGCGACAGGCTCGCGCCCGCGCTGCGCCGCTTGTGCAGATACGGGACGTAGTAGCGGTACTGCCGTCCGTTCTTCTTCTTGACGAAGGAGTGCTGCATGCGCTGCCCGTCGGGCGCGAACAGCAGGCCCGCCAGCAGCGCCGGATGCTTGGCGGCGTGCTCGCGCGGCGCTTGCTTGCGCCGTTCGATGAAGGCGTGCGCCGCGTCCCACAGGCCTTGCGACACGATGGCTTCGTGCTGGGCGGGATACCAGGTGCCGTGGTTGCGGATTTCCCCCAGGTAGATGCGGTTGCGCAGCAGTGTGAAGAGGTACTGCTGGTCGATGGTGCGGCCCGAACGTTCGCGCCCGTTCTGCGTCACCCACGCCTTGGTGGTGTGGCCCTCGATGTCCAGTTCGCGCACCAGCCGGGCCGCCGAGCCGTGCTCGGCGTAGCGCCGGAAGATGTCGCGCACCAATGCTGCCTCGCGTTCGTTGACGACGAGCTTGCGCTCGACCACGTCGTAGCCCAAGGGCGGGACGCCGCCCATCCACATGCCTTTGGCCTTGCTGGCGGCGATCTTGTCGCGGATGCGCTCGCCCGTCACCTCGCGCTCGAACTGCGCGAAGGACAGCAGGATGTTGAGCGTCAGCCGCCCCATCGAAGTCGTGGTGTTGAACTGCTGCGTGACCGAGACGAAGGACACGCCGTTGCGGTCGAACACCTCGACCAGCTTGGCGAAATCCGGCAGGCTGCGTGTGAGGCGGTCGATCTTGTAGACGACCACGGTGTCGATCTTCCGGGCCTCGATGTCGGCGAGCAGGCGGCGCAACGCGGGCCGATCCATGTTGCCACCGGAGTAGCCACCGTCGTCGTAGGCGTCGCCGAGGGCGATCCAGCCCTCGTGCCGTTGGCTGGCGATGAAGGCGAGGCCGGCGTCGCGCTGGGCTTCTAGGCTGTTGTATTCCTGATCCAGCCCTTCGTCGGTGGATTTGCGGGTGTAGACGGCGCAACGCTTCTTCGGCGTGACCGTCGGCAGCGGGTTGGTGCGCGGCGAACTCATGCCGTCACCTTCTTCGATGCCGGCGATTTGAGGCCGAAGAACACCGGGCCGGACCAGTGGCTGCCCGTGATGTGGCCCGCAATCGCGGACAGGCTCTTGAAGCGTCGCCCCTGATATTCGAAGTCGTTCGAGCCGCGCACCAGCACGCGATGCTCGACGTCGTCGTAAATGCGCGTGAGGATGGTTCCGGGCAGCAAGCGCTGGCTGTCGCCGCGCAATTGCTTGGGCAGGATGCCGGTTTCGCCGACTTCCTCGAGCTTCTTGCGCAGCGACGGCTTCAGGCCGCCGAAGGCGCGCTCCTGAATCCGGTAGGCCAGTCGGCTCTCCAGCCAGCCGCGATGATGGTGACCGGGCCGCTCGTCGAAATGCTCGTCCCACAGTTTCCAGAGATCATCCATCGAGAGATGGGGAAGTCCGGCGACCTGGGCGGCGACCGAGGTGGTGGTGGATGGTGCGTGTGCCGTCATGGGCGAACTCCGTTGTTGTTATCGGGGTTCGCATTCACGCGCTGTTGGCCGGGAAAGCCAAGGCGAACGCACTCGCTGTTTTCGATTGTGTGGCTGGACGGTCGCGCGCGCAGGCGCAGTAGCGCGGCGGCCAACAGATCGGCGATTTCCTGATGCGCGTGCCGAGGGCGGTCAGGCGGCGGGGAAATGGAGATGGGTTCGAGTTCTGTCATGGCAGGCGTTTTGATGGAAAACGCTGCTCATGCTAAAAACCGAGGGCACTTCGCGTAACGTGATTTAGCGGGAGTGCGCGGTGTTGGCTCAACTCCCCTTCGGTTGATCTGCCGCCTTCTTCTCGACAGCCTTGAGCACGAGGTTGTCCAAAGCGGCCAGGTTCAGCTCATAGCCCTTGCCCCGGACGCGTGCGACAACCCCGCCCCAGGCATATACCCTCATGTAGTGGTTGGGTCGCGAGGCCTGTTCGATGCGATTGATCAGCAGGGCGCCCCGCCGCGTCTGCTTCAGACGCTTGATCGGCAGGGAAATCGTGAGCGACCTTTCTCCCGATGCTTCTGCGAAGCGGTCGCAGTCATCGATAAAGTTCACGAAGTAATGGCTCGGTGAATCGGCTGGCCAAGCCTTGACGCGTGCTCCACCGTACACAACCCGCATTCCGTTCTCAGCCTCGCTGAGGGTGGTGACGTGAAGGCACAGTTGATGGTAGGTGATGCTGCGGCCGTCAATGATGATGCGTTGGCTACGGCGTTCCTCTGGCTCCATTTGCGACCAGCAATCGATCAGCTTTTCCAGACGTGACGTGGTCGTAATCCCTGCGCGACCGTCTGCCTGACCGCCGTCCTCCTGCACAGCATCACCAGAGACTACGGCTGGCGGACGAACGTCTGCAGCAGCGGTGGCCAGCAAGGTGTCTGAGTGGCGTGGCTCAAAGATATCGACGACATTCGTTGCCTTCGGGCGGGGATGGCGAACATCGCGCTCATCTCCGCTTGGATTTTCTTCGCGCCTGCTTGCATCGCCCGCCATCCACATGCACCCGTCAATGTGAGGATGCTTCATGTGCGATTTGAAGTGGGGTTGCTGGTACTTGTCGGATTCCTCAGCATTCTTGTCGTAATTCACTCCAACGACGAGCGGATTCTTCTCGGCGCGGCACGCCGCGTCTGAGCAACGGAACTGGAAGCGATGCCGACTGCCTGCTGGCTGGGCGAAGTACTCCTCCTGCGCTTCGTAGATCTCGACGACCCGCCCAAGGTCTTCGCAATACGCTTCAAGAATCTCCATTGTTGGCTTTCTTTGTGAGCGTCATCGAACAGGGTGCTGGCCGTTCGAGACAAATTGGTCGTAGCTGTCGGAGCTCTCGCCGTCCTGCCATGATCGATCCCATGATCGCGGCTCGGCGCTTTCGAGCAGTAGCAGAGTGAGGACACGATCACGCGCGCCGAAGCTGTGCTTGAACTCGCGCAGCTTCATGTGCTGCGCCTCTTCCGGGCACCATATCGCGGCGGACATCTCTGTGCCGTCCCACTCCTGTGAGACGTTGGCATCGGCCGCCAGCGTGCCCGTCAGCGGTTCCGCTGGATCGCCATTGCGCCGGATGCGCGCCCGCGTCTTGACGGCGCTACTGCTGCGCCATTCGTACTTCACGTAGCCGTTGTCCCAATAGACGAGGATCGCGCGCTGCGTGGTGAACTTGATGAAGCGGATACACAGCGCCTCGAACGAAACTTCAAACCGCTTGGCGATGGCGCTGAGGACGTGCAGGTCGATGCGCTGGCTCGAAATCCAGTCGCGCAGCAGGTCGCCGGGCATCAGCAGGTTGCTGGCGAAGTCGTCGGCTTCGCGTTCGATGGCGCGGATGCTGTCGACGCCGGAGTAGACGCTTTCCTTGTCGCAGTTGAAGCTCTGCTGCTGACCGCGATGGAGGATGAAGTGGCCGAGCTCATGGGCGATGGTGAAGCGTCGGCGTTCAGGGCTTACCTTGCCGTTGTAGAAGATGCCCCACTCGGCGATGTCCTTCGGGTTGCGCACCAGCATGCCTTCGCAACTGTCGACGTCGAGCACCATCGGCGCCTTGATCTCTCGCACGCCCGTGCCGTAGGGCGTGCTCGGCAGCATCTGCCGAACGATCTCCAAATCAATGGCGTCGGGCATGCCCGTGCTGTACCACGCCCGCAACCACTTCTGGACGGTGTTGGCGGCAATGGAGCCAGTGAGGGTCTGCGCTGCGCTCAATCCTCAGTCCCCGCCGTGGCCCTTGTCCGGGAACATGATCTTGAGCGCCTGGCGGTAGCGATCTTTTTCCTCGTCCGTCATCCCGGCGTACTCGCGGAAGAACGCCACGTCCTCGGGACTGGCATCGGGTGCCTGCTGCATGGGCGTCCCCATCACATCCTCCATCGTCACGCCGAGCACCTGAGCGATCTTCTGAATCCGCTCGGCGGTGGGACGCTGCCCATCCTTCATTTCCAGTTCCCAGATGTAGGCCTTGGTGCAGCCGACCGCGTCGGCGACCTGTTGCAGGGTCAAATTTTTCGCCTCGCGCAAGCGCCGCAGGCGCGCTCCAAACGCCGAAGCCATGGCGATGCTCCTGTAATGGCTAAACAGCCAGTGAATGAATCAAGACCGTCAGTATAGCTGCGAGATACATAAAAGGTCTAGATGTGCCCGGTTGATTGACAAGCGGAAATCTGCGGTTCAGAATTGCGCTTGTATCTCGTTACTTTACTTGCGCGAGATACGTGTTCAGTAACCCTGTCGCTGGCCAGTGCAGCCCGTACATCGGTCGCAGACCTCCGACGCCGATCCAGAAAGGACGAACAAGATGAAGAAAACCTTTGTCGACGTGATGCTCGAGCTGCCGGTGGATGCCACGCTGCGCGACTTCCTGACCTCGCATGGCTTGCCGGTGCCCGACGGGTTCGCGTGGGACGACACGCCGGAGACCAGCCAGTTCTTGGTGGAGGCGGTCAAGGTGTGGCCCGACACAGCAGCCCGCGACCAGATGGTCGCCAACCTCATGGCCGCCGTCCAACTGGGCGACGCAGCGGGCAAGCAGGCGATGTTCGAGGCCGTGGTGGCGAACGGTGCCGCGCTGGCGGGCCTGACCCTGTGCCGCAGCGACGTCCATCGCTCGTTCTGGTTGTACGTCAACCACCCGACACTGTTCGAGCGCGCCTACGACTTCAGCTTCTGGGAGCACCACGGGCCGCAGACCCAGCAATACGATCTGGGCCTGAAGCGCCAGCCGAACGGTTCGGACACCAACCTGGCCGCGCTGCGCCACGCGATCTCGGCCTTCTACAAGCGCGAGATGCAGTGCGGCGACAGCAGCGTGGCGCATCTGGTCGAGCGCAGCCCCGGCGTGTTCCTGCTGACCGTCCATGTCAAGGACATGGCCATGCTGCGGCTGGAGTTCGAGGGTTCGGCTCTGAAGCGCCGCGTCGGCAATCCCAACATCCACATGGTGTTGGAGTACGCCAAGTCCACCGGCGTGGTGCGCACGCTGGTGCGGGGTGGCCAGAAATACCAGCAGATGCTGGTCGAGGCCTTCGCCGAGCATGTGCTGGGCGTCAAGGCGAACGCGCACCGGATCAAGTCGCCGACGCTGAATTTGTCGATGCTGCGCACCGGCTTCGACGTGCCGGAAGCGTTCGAGGACGGTTTCTCGATGGTGCAACTGAAGGCGCTCACGCTCCTCAGCCCGGACGCCGCGCTGAAGATCGAATGCACCGCGATGCAGTCCAGCCAGCAACGCTCCGTGCATGAGCTGCTGAAGGAGAAGCTGCCCGGCCCGCTGGAAAGCCAATGGACGGTGACGGCGGCGCAAGTCAATCTCTACTATCCGCCCGAGCCGGGCCGGACGCGTGCCAAGGTGGTCACCATCGAAGTGACCAGCAAGGGGCGTCTGAACCTGCACAAGTTCGACGCCAAGATGCAGGCGCAGCTGGAAGGGTATCTGGTCTCGGTGGGCATCTTGCAGAAGGGCCAGACCCTGAGCGCGCAGGAGCTTCCGCCGGAAGCCGACGCGATCAGTTCCTCCTCGGCGTTCGAGGACTGATCGATGGCGGCGCACGATGCCTGGGCCTTGGTCTGCCGCCTGTTCGCGGGCGGTACGCCCGTGCTGCGAACCACACTGCCGCTCCGCGAGGTGGCTGCGCTGTCCGTCCTCGGCAATGCGGTCAAGCCGACGACGGTGGATCAGTCGTTCGTGCTCTGTCCACATTGCCAGCAGCATCGGGCGCAGGTCTGGGGCGACGGTCGCGGCGGGCGCATGTGCCGTTGCCCGGACTGCGGGCCAGTCGCCGTCGAAGCGAACGATGGTGCGGCGTTGGCCTTGGACGAGGAATGGTTGCGCCAGAAGCTGCGTCTCGCGCTCGGCATCGAAAGCCGCGACGGCATTGATGACCTGGGCGACGGCGTGTGGCGGCTCGGAGACGCCCGCCGCGCGCCGGTGCTGCTGGCTCGCAATCTGACGCGAGCGCTGCAAGAACCCGCGTTGCTGGATCGGGTGCGCGTGGCGGGCGGCGACATCCGCGTGATCACGCCGAGGCCGCGCACGACGCGCGGGTCGCCCTTCGGCTCGGGCGTGGAATGGCTGGCGCTGGAGGAGCGCTTCACGTTCTACGGTGGTGGGATCACGTTCATCGCCGCGCCGTCGTCCGCGACGCCAGCAGTCGGCGATCCGGCCTCGCCGGTGAACGGGCCGTTCTCGGCGGACTTCAAGTGGGCGACGCTGCCGGACATCAGCAGCGCGCCGATCCAGTTCACCGACGGTCAGGCCAAGGTGTTCCAGGCGCTATGGTCGTTCAAGGGCGAGGCCACGACGGCGGAACGCATCATGTCGCGCGCGGGTCTGGACAGCGCCAAGCCGAGTGACCTGTTCAAGATCAAGGCGAAGGACAAGGGCAAGCCAGAACCTGCGGCGCAGCACGCGGCCTATGGTGCGCTCGTGGTCACGCAGCAACGCGCCGGGTTGTACGCCATGCCGTGCGCGGCGGGCGCGTTGGCGTCCCTACGCCAAACATCGGGAAAGGAGGTCTCCATGATGTGATCTCACCACCTGATGCGCCGAGGCTCGCGCCGACTTCAAGGGCCTGACCTTTTCATTTTTTGGAGTGATTGAAATGAGCGGAAAAAGCCAATGGGTCGTACCCATCAACGGCGGTGAGCAGTGGGGCGTGCGCGGTGAAGGCAACGACCGCCTCACCTCCGTCCACGACACGCAGCAACAGGCGATTGACCGTGCGCGGGGGATCGCCATCAACCAGCAGAGCGAGATGTTCATCCAAGGGCGTGACGGCCAGATCCGTGAGCGCAACAGCTACGGTGCTGATCCGTTCCCGCCCAAGGGCTGA